ATTCAACCTGGCGATAAGATCACTGCAGGTGTTGAAGATGCTAAGGGTTTTGTTATCTCTACATCTACATCTAATGGTACTTATAATTTATCTAATGACTCTTTCGGCAGACCCGCTGAAATGGTAATTGTAATTGATTCAACTTACTGCAACCAAAGATCTGTTCCATTATTAGTTGGCGGCACAATATCTATTAGTAATCCTAGCGGATCTACTATGAGAATTATGGCTTCAACTTTAGATACTTTTTCATCTTTAAAGCCAGGCGATTTCATATATATAGCTCCAAGAACGTCAGGTTGGGTAAGTTCAGCAAATGCTGGCTTATTTAAAATAAAAGCTAAAGGTCAACATACGGTTGTTGGCAGCGATAACTTTATCGACGTTGATAACGTTAATGTAGTTGTTGAATCAAGTATCGCTATTGCAGATTCTTTAGACATTAAAGCTTTCGAAACAGATGGTTATCCACAAATCTGGAGAGGTTCATACCTAACAAATCCTCCTGCAGAACCTATTAATGGAGTGTTATCTTCACTTAATAAAGATTTAGCTGGTGTCGTTACTACAATCTACAAATCAAATTCTATTAAAATCACTTCTAGCACAGAAAATGGTGGAAGCATTGCTATACCAGTTTCTTCTAGTAACTGTTCTGTTGTTTTTGCAGAAACAGAAGCAGCACAATTCGGCAACCCTTCACATATCGCTACTAGAGCTTCAGATAAGTCTTTAGTAAGTATGTTTAAAAGAACTGAACCTGTTAGCACTAATGTGTTCTTAGGACGTGCGACTTATACAGATATTAAGGCTAATATTTCATCAGCGTCATCCCCAGATGCTCCTCCTTTTTCTGGAACATATAGTGAACAAGTTACTGCTGCTGGACAATTAACTCCAGCTAACGTTAATTATGACGATTATTTATCTTTTACAAGAGGAAATAATAAGGGTCAATTTAGAACCGTTAAAGCAGAAATTGCTGGAGATACAGTTGGAACTCAACAGGATTTAGCAAGAACAGAATTAGATCATGCTATTGGCGATGAGTTAGAATTAGTTAGACCAATATCTATCTCTTCTGAAGATAGTATAGTTGTTGTTATGGATAAAGACGCTACTATTAAAACAGTAGACGTTAAGATGTCAAGAACTGGAAGAGTTAATTCAGGTTCTGGAATTGGTTCTTTTATTCCAACAACTACAGAGTTATCTGCAGACGACCAAGACAACGAACCTGGAATAGATTTCAGTAACGTTAACGTTTGGGGAACAACTATCAATAGCACAGACTTTGCTGACTATGCTATGTGGATGAAAGCTAGAAATTGGTACTCTACTGGTGGAGTAGCTGGATCTGGCGGAAAAATGTTAGTAAGATCTAGTCAGTTTGGACCTAACGGAAATAATCTTAGATTTTCTATTAAATATCCTTCTACAGCGGATCAAGCTGCAACAACCACTCAAACTAATACTCCATCTTGGAGTGAATTATCTTATTTCTTTGGTTCTGGTTCAGCGAGAGCGGCTGCATTAAATCCTGGATACACTATATCTGTTAATGGACCTTACCCTGACTCTTCAACTAATTTCCCTAACGGTACAGTATCGTCAGGTAATTATTATGACTATACTTTCTCTGCCGGTAATTTATCTTCAGTTTTAGTTGGTGATGTTTTATCTATTATTGATGGCTCTGGTGTTTCAAATGCAAATTCTGGACAATTTAGAGTTACAAATAAAAGCGGATTTACAGTTCGTGTTTTTAATCCAAATGCTACTACAACATCTCCTGGTGCTGCTGAAGTATTAACAGTAACAACTATAAATGATATAGTTGGAACACCTACTCAATACACTGTTAACACTATTGCAGATGTTGCAGGATCATTGCATCAGAAGTATTTTATTATTTATGATACTCAAGGATCTGTAGCAGTTTGGTATGATATTGACAATACTGGAGCTGTTGCGCCTTCACATGGTGCTAATAGAGCAATTAAAGTTGCTAATGTTAGTACTGGAGATTCTGCTTCAGATGTAGCAACAAAAACTGCTCAAGTTATTGCTTTAGATAACTCTTTTACTGTTACAGCAATATCTAATCAAATAACAATTACTAATTTAATAAATGGACCTTTATCTTCAGCTTCTGCTGGAACATCTGGCTTTACTGTAAGCACATTAGCAGGAACTAGTGATGCGTCTTTAGATGGTAAATATTTCATAATTTATGATGCTAGTGGGTCTGTAGCAATTTGGTATGATGTAGGAGATGATGGAACTCAAGAGCCATTCCATGGTGCAGAAAGATCTATTAGAGTTAGTGGAGTTAATTATGGAGACTCTGCTGCCACTGTTGCTGCTGCTACTGTTGCCGCAATAAATCCTGATCTATCTTTTATAGCTTCTAATGTTGGTAATGTAATTACTATAACTAATTCTTTCGACGGAAACGTTCAAAATCCTTCTGCTGGAACATCTGGCTTTGCGGTTTCTAATACTGACGGATCTCTACCTGGAAGCGAATTAATCACTAATGCAAACAATGTAGTGTTTTTCCCTATCACTGGTACAGATGTAGCTAGTATATCAAGTACAGTAAGTGCAAGCAATGTTATTGAAATTACAGCTATTGGAAATTCTGCACTTACAATCGATAGATCTACGTACGAAGAAGATTATTCTTACGGCGGCAACTCGACAGCATTAGCATATGGACACAACCCTGGATCTTCTTCATTGAAGGGGTACATCTCTCTATATGATGGAGTTAATTGGATTAAGAGTTTCCAAAATTCAAATCCAAACTTCACTATGAAGACAGCTTTTGTTTTAAATGGCGTTGCTCCTACAGTATATCAAATGAATACTGCTCCAAATTATAATAGTTCAGATATTGGTGAAATGTTTAAATTAATACCTGTAACTGTAGCTAATATTCATCACCACTTAACTCAAAAAGCACTTTCGCAATTACCAATTGTTTCTAATATTAGAATTTCTAAAGATAGAAAAAATGTTCAAATTACATCTAAGAATTTAGGTTCTGCTGGTGCGGTTGAGGTAATTGGAGGAAACGCTAATAAGGCGCAAGCTTACATTATTGGTGAATCTGAGGTAGCAACTGATCTTTCTGGAAATCATTTACTAGTTAAAGTGCCTGCTTTCCCAGATACATTCAATGCTGGCGATTATATAAAATTACAAAATGATGCTGGAGTTAAGAGATTATCTCGATTAATTAGTACAGATAGTATCAATGTTACAAATCCTTCTGCGGGAATCATTGAATACAATTTTAATCCAAAAGCTATTAACGTTTCTGCAACAACTCAATTTACAATCACAGATGTTTCTGGATCTTACGGAAGACCTGCTGGTTTTGTATGGAGATGGACTCATGACGGATCAGCAACGCTTGCTCAAGTTAAGGCTGGCGACCAAGTTATGGCATTTGGACCTACATTGTCTTGGGCTCAAGGAAATAAAGCTAGAACAGCTGGTGATGGTTTAGTTGCTGGCTTACCAATTGTTACAGTAAATGATTCTGCAAACTATTTTGACGTAATTAATCCTTACGGTAAAGCTATGTCTTCTACTGCTGTAGGTTCTGGAAATACTGTTCAAATTTGTCCAGCTCCAATGATTAAGTGGAATTTATCTCACTCTTCTAGAGTTTCTATTACATCTATGACTAGAGTATCTAATTTAGTTACTGTAGTCTGCTCAGGTCCTCATTTCTTAAATACTGGTGATTCTTTCGATATTAGAGATAGTAATAACTTATCTGATACTACATATGGACCTGTTACTGTAACATCTCCAAATCAGTTTACAGTAACAATATCTGGTGCAGATTTTACTGAAGCTACTGTTGGCGCATCTATTATTAAGAGCGGTCTAGTCCCTACTAGATATAGATTAGAAAAATTAGGTTTTAATGGAATGGTTAGATTATCTAGACAAGATGGTCAATCTCCTAGATTCTTAGATTCTGGTGTTGCTGTAGATGATTACATTGTTATCGGTGGATCTACTTTTAAAGCAAACAATAACGGTAGATTTAGAGTTCAAGCTGTAGACAATGACTCATTAATTATTATTAATGAATCAGCAACAGATGAATTAAATACAATTAAAACTTTCAACAATAAGAGCTTATCTGCTACATGGACAGCTAACACTAATATTGTTACTGGAGTAGCCGGAACTTTTAAAAATCTAAGCATTGGTGACTGGGTTAAGAAACCTGAAGATCCAGATGATTATTATAGACAAGTAATATCATTTTCTCCTGGAACTGCTGACACCGCTACGTCAATAACTTTAGGTGGAAATTATAGTGGATCTTCTGCTATATCATCTGGTGTAGCATACGATCAATTAAATGATTATGATAAAGGTGTAATATTACAGTCTGCAGATGACATAGTTGCATTAGAAGGTGATTCTGTTGCAGCTGGTGACACATTATTTGTTCAAAATATCGTTAATTCTAATTGGTTTAGCGTAAACAATATTGGAAGTTTTGATATTACAGAAGTAGGAACAAATTCTACAACTTATAAACCTTTTGTAAGAATATCTAATTCTGCTGGTGTTGCTGAGTCAAATAGATTAATATCTGTTGATACAGCTGGATTCTATTTTGTTGAGAGTTTAGCTAATAAGTTCTACACTATTAGAGAGATTAAGCATGTTGTTCTTGATGATTTAAACCCAGAAAGAAGATCAATCTATATTACTCCTTCTAATAGATCTTATAAATTCACAGATGCTAATGCTACTAGCATTTCTCATATGGGTAAACTTGGATACAGCACTGATGTAACTACTGGTATCGATGGATACTTATATTACACAGGTCTATTAAGAAGAGCTCAAAGAATTGTAGATGGTTACGAACCAGATGCACAAAACTTCCCAGGAAGACGTGCAGTTGGTGGACTAATCGAGATCTTACCTCCTCTAATTAGAAAAATATCTATCACTATTGATGTAACTACTGATGAGGGAGTTAACTTAGGTGATATTTCTAATAACATAAAATCTGTAGTTATTAACTATATACAGACTTTAGGTGTTGGTGAGGATGTTATCTTGTCTGAAATGATAGCGTCTATTATGCAGATTAAAGGTGTTGCAGCTGTAACATTTACTAACCCAGTACCTAGTACTGAACGTATAACTATAGCTAATAATGAAAAAGCAACCATAGATCCAGAGTCGATAGGTATCGCATAATGGTGATTTATAAAATAACTAACAAACTGAATAATAAATCTTATATAGGGCAAACTATTAGATCTGTAAAAAGTCGCTGGAATCGTCATTGTTCTAAAACCAGCAACAGCGCTATATCTAAAGCAATTCAAAAATATGGAAAACATAACTTTGAGTTTAGAATTATTATTAGAGCTGAAACAATTGATGAATTAAATCATAGAGAGCAATATTTTATAAAATTATTAAATACTGTTAGTCCAAATGGATATAACTTAGAATTTGGTGGTAAGAATAAAACCACTAGCGAAGAAACAAAGTTAAGACAGTCACTTTCTCACTTAGGTTTAAAATATAATAGAAAAAGAAAACCAAAATATAAAAAGAAAGTACAGGGTTGGATTAACCCAAATATTGGAAAGACTACCTCCCCTGAATCAAAACTTAAAAACGCTATAGCTCATGGCGCTAAATTTTTTGTAATGAAAGATCAAAATGAGAATATTATTTGGCAAGGGGTTATTTTAAGCGAATGTGCTAGACAGTTTAATTTAAGTATTGGAAATATCAGTGAATGCTTAAAAGGTAGACGCAAACAACATAAAGGGTTTAGTTTTAAATATATTGGAGACTTAAGTGGCATCAAATAAAGGTAAGACTGATCAAATACATGAACTTTTGCCGAAGCATCTTGGATCTCGGCAAAATACTAATTGGAAAGCTTTAGCAGAAGCTTTAGGTCAGTCAGATCAACAAACAGCTGATTTAGTTGCAGAGGTTAGAAAGCAATTCTTTGTTAAGACTGCTTCTAGACCATATCTTGATAGATTAGCTGCCAACAGTAAGATTGCTAGACCTAGATTAGTAGGTATGGATGATCCGTCTTTTAGACAATATATTCCAGTACTTTCTTATCAGCCTAAGCAAGTTAAACTTATTATTGACCAATTACTAGACATATTCTTTTTTAAAGAATCTACTACTGCTTTTATAACTTCAGATAACTTTTCACCATTTTCTTTAAAAGACACTTGGGAATTAGATATATTAGTTGACGAGCAATATAGAGAAAGAATAACTTTCAAGACATCGGATTTTACAGATATTTCTGCCGCATCTGCAGATGAGATTGTTTCTGCAATTAATAGACAGGCAAAATACTGTTACGCTACATCTTATTACGACAGCATTACGCAAAATACTTTCATAAGAATGTTCACAAATACCGTAGGCTCTAAAGGATCTCTTAGAATTTTGGGCGGAAGAGCTAATGTTGCTTTAAGATTTGATGGTTTTATATCGACTGCTGGTAATGGATCTAGTACTGAGTGGACCGTCACTAAAGTTGGTGATGAAGTTACTTTTCAAAATACTGGTGGAGCAAATGCCGGAGTAGATCAACTAAAAACTGGCGACATAGCTATTATTGACATTCCTGGCAATAAAGGTTCATTTGAAATAATTGATGTTGATTTAGTTAATAGTAGTATTAAGTTTAAAAACCTATTCGGAACTCCTGGTGTTTTTACTCAAACATCTGCAGACGATACTAAGTTTATTGAGAATAAAAAGTTTGTTGCTTATCTTAATCCAAGAAGAGCCATGACTTGGGAGACTTCTCCTGGCGAAATAACTGTAGAGATGCCAACGTCTCCGCCAGTAGTTAAAAGATCTTTACAAGGATCAATTCACGTTAATGGAACATTCTCTCAAATGACTAATAGAGACTCAGATACATCTTTAACTGTATCTGATGCATTTGCATTTCCAGAATCAGGTTCTTTCTATTTAGAGCAAGTTAATGAGATAGTTACAAGAATTCTTACAACATCTGAAAACCAAATAATTTCTAAAAAACAGAACACTAGATTACAATCTAGTTTACAAAAATATGAATATAGCTCTAGAGTTGCTTTAAGTACAACTGGAGACATTGTAGCTGGCATTGCCCAAATAACAAACCTAAGCTCAACTGTAGGGTTAAGTATTGGTCAACAAGTAAAAATGGATGGTGTTCCAGCTTATGCAAGAGTTACGTCAATTTCTGGCAATATTGCTAATATTTCTGTAGAAGCGACAACTACAGCTACAGCTCAAAGCGTTAAGTTCTTAGGTAATCAGTTGGTTGGAATTACACCTAATTTGCCAGAAGCAGCCAACTTAAATGAGTTCACTCTAACATCTTTAACTAGATCCTCTAATGTGGTTACAGGCGTAACTGCTCTACCTCATGGATACAAAGTTGGAGAATCTGTTATTATTTCTAACACATCAGGTGGACCAGGTAATTGGAATGGGTCTTTTATAATAACTTCCGTTTCAAGCAATACCTTTACATATAATCAAATCGACGCATCAGGAAGTGCATCTACTTTAGGTCAAGCTAGAGTTGAAAGAATCGCTATGTCAAATAGTGGTTCTAAAGTTATATTAACTGATGCTATAAGTAATAAAGTTAGCAGAATTACTGGCTCATATATTTGGGATCAGGCTGCAACTTTTGTTCTATCTTCTAATACAGGCGATTCATTAGAGGCTGTCCAGGCTGGTAAAATAGTTAGATTGTTAAATATTGGCAGTAACACTCTACCTGACTCAGGTGGTTTTGTTATATTCAATTATGGCCGAAGCAACCAAGAAGGGCCTATTAGATATCTATATAAGCCCACACCAAATACATTAGCGATAGATCCTAGCTATACTTTTAAAAATAGTCATGCTATTGGATCACCTATTGTAGCAATAAGTAAGAAGGGGCCTCATCAAATGAGTGGTAAAGCTTTAGAGTATCCAGCTTATATTACAGACCCTTCTGAAGCTAGAATAATATTACAAGAATTAATTAGATCAGTTAAGAGTGCTGGTATTTTTGTCAATTTCTTAATTCGATTCCCAGAGCAACTATACGCTACGTTGGATGTTTATAACTCAGGTAATGATCCTGGCTAAGACATTTCATAGTATAATTTAGTCGAGGAGATCTTCATGGCAGTTTTAGGACGAGTATTAGTTTCAAGCGCAGAGCGTCTTGACCTACCAGATTTACTTTCTATAGATTCTTACGCCGCAGGCGATTGGAAGTTTTTTCTTAAAGGGTTGGTTGGAGACTCTAAACCTTATATTCTTAAAGGTTTTGATATAATTGATCCTCAAAACGCTATTGGTACGCAAGGTTGTTCTATTAGAGTTGCTGATTCAGTTGTGTTTTATCCTGGATCTAGCTCTGGATCTTTCTTTCATGGTCTTCAAGAAGGTCATGCTCAAGCTACTCCATTAGTTCCAGAACTTAGAAAAAATGCAGTAAATTACGTATATTTAACTTTTTCAACTTTCAATACATCAGTAGATACTAGAGCTTTCTGGGATCCAGATAAAGATGGTGGAGCAGGTGGAGAATTTACTCAAGACGTCAATACTCAATCTGTTCTTAAAGTAGAGATCAATGTATCTACTGGATCGTTCCCTGCAAATACTATTCCTATTGCAAAAGTAACTGTTGGCCCTGTTGTTATTACAGCAATAGAAGACGCAAGAGATTTATTGTATAGATTAGGTTCTGGTGGAATAAATCCAAACCCTTTCAATACTTACCAATGGAAATCTTTTCCTAATTCAACATATCAAAGAAGCGAACCACCAACTAAGATGTTAGCAGGTGGAGTAAATCCATATCAAGGTGCCGATAAGAACATTACATCTATGAAAGAGTGGATGGATGCTATTATGTCTAAGCTTAGAGAGCTTGGAGGAACAACTTATTGGTATGACGATACATCAACTTTTGGTATCGTTAATAATTTCTTTGATGCAGTAGGTATCACGTTTAAATCTAAAGGTCAGTGGGTACATGATGAAGCAGTTGCAGGTTTAATTACTTGGACTGAAGATTTTCAAATCAAAATGACCGGAGACCCTAGAACATATATTGTTAGACAGGGTTCTAAGACTCTTCAAGATGAACAGGTAATGTATTTACCTTTACAAAGAAATCAATTAATCAATTCAACTGATGAAGAAGTTAGTTGGATTAATGGTCAACCTTATGTAAATACTGTAGGTGGAGCTGTTGGTATTTTTGCTAATTTAGCAAAAGGTGACTGGGTTAAGAAAACAAATGATACCTTTGATAAATGGCTTAGAGTTGAAGAATTTTATGATGCCGTTAATTTAGGCGGATCTACAACTACAGCATCTAATGCAAAGTCAATTAGATTAAGCTCTACATATTTAGGAACAACAGAGCAACAAAAAGCTAGATACGATAAAGGTGTTTATGATGTTTCTGATGTAGTTGTTTCTGATAGAGACAGTGCTGCTATCAATAATATTGGTGGTAACTTTCACTGGTTATCATTAAGAAGCGACATTATCCAAAAAATTGGAAACATTACCACTACTCAATTAAATATTACTATTTCTGAACATGATGGTTTTACAGCTAAATGTACTAGTGCTTCACCACATGGACTATCTGATGGTGAGAGAATCGCTATATCAGGTACAACAAACTTTGATGACACATATGTTGTTGAAGTTGAATCTACTACAGTTTTTTACATAACAAAAACTGGATCTATTTTGCCAAATGATTCTGGTAGTGCATTTTATGCTGTAGTAACTACAGTAGCTAGATCGACAGCATATGGATTACAAGAAGAATCAGCCAATCACGGTTTTAAAACCAACGATACTATAGATATATCTAACACTTTTAACTATAACGATAAATACACTATAAAAGTTAGAACTGCTACAGAATTTAGTATTCCTGTTCCTTCTTTGATAGCTTCTGAATCTTCTGGTTTAGCTACTTTAGCAAAAGTAATGGTTAGAACTGAAGGATCATCAGCTCAAATTATTCAAGGTGAGTCTGCTGACGTAGGAAGCGGAACTGCTGACAATATTAGACAATATGTAGGTATGGCAAGCTTATCGGAAATATCTCCTACATATTCGATACCTTCTGGATACAACACTATTAACGGTATGCAAAACTATAACAGTGGAGTTAGTGATAACTTAACTGCTAGAGTATCTAAATTAACAGCAATGATGGCTAATAAAGCCCAAGATAAAACTGTTAAATATATACCGCAAAATATTACAACTATCAATAACACAACTAACGGCATATCACAAGAAATTACATTTAGTCCTTCTGGTTCTTGGTTATCTTTAGTTACACCAGGTTCAACTGGAACTGCAACAGTTATGTTGCCTTCTGTTTCTCCAGGTATATCATTATTAGTAAATCAAGTTGCGTACGTTTCTATTGATAGAAATAATTTAACAACTCCATCTATACAAGTTTCTAATTTAACGTCTTTACCAGTAGATGAAAACATCTTTGTACTAGCTATAAGAATGAGTACAACAGATGTATATCTTTGGAATAGCTCTATTGTTACTGTTGGATCTATACCTGGACCTGGAAACATCTACAATGTGATGAGACAAAATCAAGCTCTTAAGTTAGTAGACGGTGGAACTTGGTCTTGGAATTTAGGTACAGAAACACTTACTTGGTCTTCTGCTGCATATATTCAAATCCCTGGATTAAATAATTCTGCTAATGCTATTATTGCTGGATCTGTTGTTTTAGCTTCAGGAGAAGTTGCGTATGTAGATATTAATAGACAATCGCCAGGTGGAAACTTAACTGTTCAAGTTGCAGCAAATTCTAGTTTATCTTTAACAACTGATAGATTCATTATTGCTAGAAGAGAAAATAATGATGTTGTAGTTGGTTTACACTCTATGCGCCTAATGGATCAAGAGAGTAAGAAATTATATGCTGGAATTAGCGATCAATCTTTATCTTATATTGGTCAACCTAATAGTGCAGACTCTACTCCATCATATACAAACATACCAAATGGATTAGCACCTTACACATTTAATCAAGGTGATAATTTAACTCTTGCAATTGGTCAAACTGCTGGAAATGTTAATAGCATTTTATTAGCTTTAGATAATCCATCTTACGATGAGTTTATTGAAGTTGTTGCTGTATCTCCTACTGGAAATCAATTATTAGCACCAGTTGTAAGTGGTACAACTATAACTTTACCAACAAATTCTAGATTAACTGGATCTCCTTCTCAGTATTACACTGTTGGAAAAGGTACTTTAGAGATTTATCTTAATGGTCAAATGCTTCAATTAGGTGAAGCTGGTGGATGGTCAGAAGTTGGAACATCTGGTAATCCTAGTAATCAAATTCAAATCGGTCAACAATTAGAGATTGGTGATTTTTTAACTTTTAGAATTGATGCTACAGGCGGACCTGGTTCTGGTGGTGCAGGTGCAGCAGATGATAATTTCTACACTTTACCTACTAAAAATACAGCATCAAATTTAGATTACATTCCTGTATACGATGTTACTGGTAACGCATATAAAAAGCAAACTAGAGCAGTTTTCTTAGCAGGATTGAATAATTTAACTAATGTTAGAACTGTTACAGCTAACTGGTCTATTATCACTAGTGATGATTTAGTTATTGCTGACACAACTACATCTTTAATTACCTTAACTCTTCCAGCGTCTTCTGGAAACACTGGTAAGAAATTTTTAATTAAAAAAGCAAATAATGCGCCTAATGATTTATTACTTAATGTTACCGGTGGAGACCTTATCGATGGATCTTCTTCTTTTAGTTTTAACGCTAACGGCTTAACAAATTATGGTTCATTGACTATTATTACAGATGGTCTTGGAAATTGGTGGTTATTCTAAGTACTAGTGTGATATAATGTTTTATAGAGGTATTTAATGGCTAGTAATAAAATTGACGCAAGACAGTCGAGACTAACATCTGCACAAGGTATGTTAGGTTCTCTTTCTGGTGATACACTAGACACAATCTTTCCTAAGATAAATGATGAGATTGCTAAACTATTTGAAGATAGAAATGCTCTATTAACTGATGGTGGCATTATCACTTTTACTGGAACAGCACTACAATTTACTGAATCTTTAAAAATATCACTTAATTCTAAAATTGATGGATCTGTTCAAGTTTTTGACTTAGGTTCAACTACAAGATCTCTTTCAGCATCTGGTCGAATGATCTATGCTGTTATTAATAGAACAGCTGGTACAGCCACTGTAACTGCAGATGCTACTGCTTTACCAGCAGTTACTGCCGCTAATCAAGAAGTATTTTTAATTGCTAAACGTGTAGATGCAACTGATGGAACTAAACGCGTATATTTTAAAAGCGGTTTTGTTATTGAAGAGGGTCAAAACATTCGTTTAGGTTCTGCTGGTGGCAATTCTGCTAATGGTGGTGCAGTTAATTTAATAACAGATGGATCAGCCGACAATGCTTCGGCAACAATATTTATTCCATATTCAGATTCTCCGTCTACAACTCGACCAGTTGATGGAACTGGTGGAAGTCCAGCCGTAACCTCGTCTGTTTCAACAATAAATCCGCTAATTGGAGCAAAATCTTTTTTGCTGACTAAACCAAACTCAAACACTCAAGGCCAAGGATGGTCGATTCCTACAACCAGCCTAGATGTTGCTTATAGAGCTAAATCATTAAAGGTTTCTATTGATTATATTGTTAATTCTGGTACTTTTGTTGCTGGTTCTAACAATACAGAGTCAGATGTAATTCTTTATTTCTACGATATTACAAACGCTAAATTGGTTGAGCCGAGCAATATTAAATTTTTCTCAAACTCATCAACAATTTCAGATAAGATCGAAGCAACTGTTCAGTTTGATTACAACTGTACTGCGTTCAGAACAATACTACACTGTCAATCGAATTCGGCGTCGGCTTATGAATTAAAGCTTGACAATGTAACGGTTAGTCCACAAGCTTCTGTCTATGCTAATTCACAAACTAGCCCTGTTCAATATCAACCAACATGGACTGGATTGGGTACGGTTACAAACAATTCTATGTACTGGCAGCGTGATGGTTCAGATATGATTCTTTGGGGTTATGTTACTACAGGAACAGTTACAAATAATGGTGTTACATTTACTTTACCTAATGGATACGCTATTGATACTGCTCGCTTATCTAGTAATTTAACCAGAAGACATAATTTCGGTTATGCACATAGATTAGCTTCTGGTGGAAATGCAATTTATAGTGATGGTGTTTCTGCTGCTACAATGGCTGTTGTTTACCAAGACTCAAACACTCCGCAGTTGACTCACATAACAACAACTGGTGCTTTTGGTGATACAAATGCAATCGGAATGTTTAATAGTGGTGAAAGTATCTCTATTTCACCATTAAGAATACCTATTTTAGGTTGGGACGCTAGCTCAAGAGTTTCTGATTCTTATGACGGTAGAGAAATTTCCGGACAAGTAACAATTTCATCACACCTAGCAATGACAACAAACTCTCCAATTTTATTTCCTGTTGTAACGAAAGATACAACTGGGTCTTACAATGCCTCAACTGGGCAAATTAAAATTCCAAGTGCTGGAGAGTATGAATTTACTTTGACTGAGGCTTACAACAACACAAGCGGTTTGTATATTCTTTTATACAGAAATGGAACTCCAGTTTCGTTAATGTCTTACTCATCTGCTGCGGGCATTTTAACTATGTCTTATCCGGCTAAGATTAATTGTAATGCTGGTGATTTAATTGATGTTAGACCAAGTAATAATACAAACAGCCTACAATATTCTGCATATACATCTGGCACTGGTTATATTCCAAAATTTTCTTGGAAGAAAAATCAAAATTCACAAGCAATTTCGGCTAGTGAAAAAGTTTATTGCAGTTATACATCAACATCCGGTCAATCAATCCCTAATAACTCAGCTACAACTGTTTTATTTGGTAACAAACTTGAAGATACTCACGGTGTTTTCAATACTTCTAATGGTCGCATCACACTTCCTAGAGCTGGTGCAGGTTATATCAATGCAACAATTAATTTTTCTTCACCTGCATCTGCCACATACTATGTTCAAATTTTTAAGAATGGATCAGTTTATAAGTCAGGAGTTAGTATTCAGGGAACGACTTGGGGCGTTCCATTTAGTGGAATGGTATCTGGTGTTGCTGGTGATTACTTTGATATCCGACTTACACAAAATAGTGGTGCTGCAAAGTCTTTAGACGTTAATGCGGTAAGTAATCACTTTGACTTTTTTATGATATAGGGTATTTATGATTAAAATTAATATTATTAAAAATAACCAAGTCACTAACTCTGCTACTTTTTCAACTGAACAAGAAGCGAGTCTATGGTTAAATGGACAAAAGGTTTTAAATAGTTTTGGTAAAAACGCTGGTGAATATAATTTGTTAGAATTATCAGAATCAGAGCTTTTAACTGAAATTTCTAGAAATGAAATAGTTAATTTAGAAGGTGTTGTATCTGATGTTTTAGTTACTATACCAGATCAGTACGTTGTTGAAATGATTGACGTAACCGACTTACACAACGCTCAGAAAGAATCAGAACAGGCCCTTAAGCTTTTGGCTGACACTGACTGGATGGTTGTTCGTAAAATGGAAACAGGAGTTGACTACCCTGAAGAAATTAAACAAGCTAGAATTGCGGCTAGATTAAAGGTGATTAAATAACATTTGGGTAACGTCTATATAAAGCGAAGGATCACAATTATGTTTCGCTTTATACGCGTCTCCCCACCAAATTGTAACGCCTCTAACTTGACACTCTTCCCATGATTTTTCATCTTCACTCTTGTGAAATTCTATAGAAATTTTTGCTTTAAAGTCAAAAGATTTTACTCGCTCTTGTAGGGAGCGTCTAGCTTCTGCAAATAAAGCATGGTCATATCTTTGACCACCATGTAATTTTCTAGAATCCTCAATGTTGTTAAAGAAAGCAAAAACAGCAGCTTCTAAGGTTTTATTAGACGCAGCCTGAATTCGTTTATCGCGAATTTTTTGAGCTTTCTTTTCTATCTCTGCAAGAAGATTCTGTTTAACTGATTTCATCTTTAGGTCTTATACTTTTAATAATATATTTAGCTAAAGTATCGTGACCACTTTCTTTAAGAAGATCATTCCAATCTTTAGACGGATCATCAGACATAACGTAATGACTGATGCAATCAGCTTCAACCATTTTTTTTAACATTTTAAAGCCAGCTTCATCTGTATCAGGTGCAGCTATTACTTTATATCCTTGGTCTCTGAGTTCTTTGAGAGCTTCTGCTTGAAATGTTGATAAGCCAGACCCAGAGCAAGCAAAGACCCTCCAGGGACTACGAGATACACCGCCGTAAGCTTTATTAAGTGCTTGTTGGATTGATAGCGCGTTGAAAGCTCCTTCAGTAACGATGATTCCTTTAACTTGCGCCAATAATTTGCCTTGGTTCCATCCATAAAATAACAACCCCAAACGAGTTCCAGGAAGAGTTGTGATTTTCCATTTATCACCATCTTCATTAACTCTCTCTTTTAAGAATCTGACTTGGGCTCCACAGAAGTGATTTTGAACGTAATACGGAAAGACGATGCCTTCATCTTCAAGATCGTAATACATATCTCCATCAGTTGTAAGTCCACGACTCTTAATATATTCTACGCCCTTTTCAGCCCTAGGATCTGATAGTGGAATGAAATTGTGTGGCCATGCCATAGCGTTAACAGTATCATCTTGTTCTTTAACAATCTCTATTCCGCCAGCGATAAAATCATCAACACTAATCCCAGCAATATCACAATACTGCTGTAAAGAATAACCTCTGTCACATTTATTACACCAAAGCCAAGGTAATCCGCTTTTTTCATCTAAGTGAAAATATATTGTTCTATTCTTTGGTTGACATATTAGGCAAAATCTATTATCTTTCTTCATAATAGTCACCTTTACTTCTATTATCTTTAGCCCACATTGGTTGTAAATTAGTATAGCAACAAGCTTCTTTTAATTGCTCTGGGTCTGTTAAATCAAAACTAGCTAACGGCTTAATATGGTCAATGTGCCAACCATTTATTGAATAATTATCCCAAGTCATGCCGGGTTTCCACTTAGATTCTATATATAGACGCAATTCATTTAAAGTGCAACCTAAATATTGATTCATAGAAACTGTCTTTTGCTTTCGGCTTAGAGCTTTTGAAAGACGTGATCTAAGATTAGCCGCTAGATGTCTAGATGGCTCATTTTTATGAGCTTTAATACGTTCTTTATTAGCTCTTTGCCAAGCTAAACTTTGTGCAGCAACTCTGTCTGGGTATTTAATCTTATATTGCTTGTTTTTGCAAGTATTTGAACACCACTTAGCTTTTAAAGACTTGCAAAAAAAATCTTGCCCACAATCATGGCATTTTTTACGCTTTGCCATTTCCCACCATCGCTTCTAATTTATCTAACTTCTCTTCTTGCTGCTTTAGCTTCCCTCTCAATTCTCGCTGAGCCAACTCTTCCTGAGATAAAACAATATAGCGACCTTTTTCAAAACCGCATTCTATTTTATGTCCAGCGCGTCCAAAACGATCTTTATGGATGACAAATGAGCTAGTTTGCGATTCAAAGTTTGGAACAACTTCGATAATTACTGTAGCTGGTTCTACGATAGCAGAACAATCTTTAATTCTTGTATCGATATCTTTTGCTCCGCCTTTTTTAGAAATAGAATATAGCTGAGCAAACATAACAACAGGCATTGTTGAGCCTTTAATGTATTGACCAATCCACACACGTAAATCATTTAGATTTTCATAAGCAGTCTTCTTAGAATCTTTAATAGAGTATTTTATTAACTGAAAATAATCTATCATTACACAAGAATAGCTATCTTCTTTTTTAACCGCCTCTAAAGCCTTTTTAATACCTTCAACTTTAGTAGTTAAGCCGTCTTGATAATTAACATCTAAAACTTTTACATATTTAGAAATTTCTGGGAATAAAGCAATGACTCTCATGATATCTTCATTCTGCATCAATCCCTTCTTGAAATCATTGAAATTTAATCCAAGCTCAAGACAAGAGATACGAAACAGTACGTCGTGCTGAGATTCTTCGTTTGTTATTACTAACGTTTTCTTACCTTGCTTCCATAATGGATATGTGATATTAGCCGCAACTGTAGATTTACCAGAACCTGTGTATGCGCAAAATAGATAAAAATTTTCTCTTGTGAATGGGACAGTAGCACTTAAAGCATCATTAATTAATGTAATGCGCTCAGATAACATCTTTTTATATTTAGAGATATCTGTAAGCATTGTCGTCATTGACTCTTTATTACCGAAAGATTCAATGTCATCCAATGAGACTTCTATATCTTTTTGAGAAGCATTTGGAGATTTGCCAGCTAATTTAAGCTGCTCTTTAATTTGATCAGGAGTTAGTTTCATCATCTTCATCACCTAAAACGTTTTCTAGCATAGTATCAATATCGATATTATACTGTTGTTGCTGCCACTGCTTCACGAGTTCTGTTGTATCTAATGTAGGGAATTGGTCTGCATATCTGCGTTGAGCTCTATACTCTTGTGCAGACATATTGCCAAATACTTTTGGCTCATCATCGTGATCTAAAGATTTAGCTGGAAAAAAATCAAAGAACACTTCAGTGCCTTTTGCTTCAATAGAAGCATTCCATTCGTCAATAAACTCTTTTTCAGTTTTATCGAACTGTGCTACGGTTTTCTTTAAATTCTTATAGAACCCTCTAGCCATAGAGGAAGATGGGCAGTGTGCTTTTATTGCTTTTGGTAAATAGCTTTCATACAACTCATCAAAAGTTGCACCTATCTGTTTCCAATTCTCAAATAATTCTTCAAAATTAGATCGAACGTATTTAGCTCCACGAGGTTTGCTCTTTAATTCAGCAACCCATTGAACAAATGCTAAATCAATTAGTTTAGTCTTGTCCATCTGCCACCTCAGAATTATCTGTGGTCTGCTCTATCACTTGTCCTGTTTTGATATTTGTGACTCGAATTTTAGCAGAGTTGTTAACCTTATCTACAAATAGTAACTCTAACTTATATTCGTCATTGATAATAAATGGTCGCTTTTTACCTAACCACCACATTAAGCTATCTTTTAGTTTTCCAGTGTATTCAGACATAAATCCTCCAATTAAAGTTATTTTAAATCAGTTGAGGTTTTCTTTACATGATCAATATACCAAAGGGGCTGTAAATTAGTGTAATGACAAGCATCTTGCATCTGATTGGGATCAGATAAGTCATACTTATAAAGTGGATTAATATGGTCGATATGCCATTGACCATAATTTTGAAGTGTCATCTCTTCGTTCGAAAGAGGATGGTTGTAGAACTTACTTTGTAAGTAAGTTATAAAATCACTATATGAACATC